GAACTAAAGACCCAGTTAAATTAGCTGAAACATTGGAGAATTATTCTACTAGCCAAACATACCGAACTGAGATAATTCGCATGATTAATAAAATTAAACATAAAATATAATGGCAAACGAAACCACATCATCAACTTTAGCAGTTCTTATAAAGAACAAAATGAAAGTTAAAGGAACTTATAAAGTTTATGGAACTAAAAAACCTAAGAGAAAAAAGAAATGAAGAAACCTATTTGGGAAACTAAAAGACCACCTAATATCGGCAAACCAAAAACATTTAATACTAAATCAAAAGCTTATAAATCTGCAAGACGATCAGCAGGTCAAAAATTTGGTAAAAAAAACAGCTTTGTTAAAAACCTTTACATAGCAAAGAAACTTAAATCAAAATGACATACGCACTAATTTGTTTAGGACTTTTAATAACAATACTAGCTATTATCTATTTGTTAATTAGAATTTGTAAATGAGTTTACCCAACGAGATAGTCTTTGGAAGCAGACTGGTTAAATTAGATTACATTGAACACGAATCAGCATCTAAGAAAAAGATTTTCGGAGAATTTGAATCAGATAAAAACTTAATGACCATAGACAAATCATTAGACAATGTTGAAATGAGCAACACCTTACTTCACGAAGTATTCCATTTAATCCATGACGAATACAAACTAGACTTACCTGCAAAAGCCGAAGAAATAACTTGTAATTCTATGGCTAATGGACTGTGCCATATTCTGTATCAAAACCAGAACCTACTAGACTTCCTTTACAAATCGTTAAAAAGATAATAATAGAACATTTAACGAACATAGTCGGTTAATATGGATAAGAATACACCAGTAATAGACAAAGGTGGGAGACCACCATTTGATTTCACACCTAAGGTTTTGCAACAAATAGAAGATTTAGCTAGTTATATGTGTACGAAGGAAGAAGTGGCAAATATTATAGGTTGTCATAAAACAACTTTATATAGAAACGAAAAAGCATTAGAAGCATACGACAAAGGGGTTAATGTAGCTAAACGAAACATTAGAAAAACTCAATTTGATATTGCTACTAAGTTAAATTCCAGTATTATGGCTATGTGGTTAGGCAAAGTTTATCTTGGACAAACAGATAAGATACAAAACACTGACGACAATGTTCCTTTGCCAATCTATGACATCATAGAACACGAAGAACAAAAAGAAGTTATTGAATTAAAGGAAGTTGAAGATGGCAAGTAAATGTATATTCTGTAATAAAGAAATGAACAACAAGCTAGAGCAGCATATTAAAGCTTGTAATAATTGCACAGTATTATTGCTTATGAAAAAACATAACCTGACTATCAGAAAACCAAAAGCTATAACTTTAAATACAAAGAAATATGACAAAGTTTAGTTTAATAAAATCTGACAAGAACCAAAGAGGTGGACTATCATCATCTGGTAGAGCAAGATATAACAGAGCAACTGGAAGTCATTTAAGACCACCAGTTAAAACAAGACCAAATAATTTAACTGAATATAGACGCAAAGGTAGCTTCCTAGTTAGAATGGGAAGTGCTAAAGGTGCGTTATATGATTCTAAAGGCAAAAAAACTAGATTAAAATTATCTTTAGAAGCTTGGGGTTATAAAGGCAAAAGTAAATCCGAAGCAGTTGCTTTAGGTAAAAGATATTTAAAAACTTATCAGAATAAAAAGAAGTGAAAGAATGTATGTGTGAAAGGACAAAACCAAAAATGCTAGATAAAAAAATGAGAGGAAGTCATGATCTTGAAGTGAGGATTTATGAACTTATGAAACAAGCTGATCTTGATAAAGAAGAAATACAAAGACTAAATTTATTGATTAACAAACTAGAAGAAGATTTAGAGAACGTAAATAAATCAGTAAACTAATGGCATTTAGTAAGCCACAGCTAGATGTCTATACTTGTCCAAATAGATTCAGAGTTTTAATTACTGGCAGAAGATTCGGCAAGACACACTTAGCCATGTATGAACTACTTAGATTTGCAAGTAGAAAACCTAACTCAAAGATATTTTATGTAGCACCAACTTACAGAATGAGTAAGGAGATTATGTGGAAGCAATTAAAGAAGCTTACTACTGAAAAGAGATGGGTTAAATATGCTAATGAAACAGAACTATCTTTAGTACTTAGGAATGGTTCACAGATAAGTTTAAAAGGTGCTGATAAATCACCAGACAATTTACGAGGAGTAGGTTTGGACTTCTTACTGTTAGATGAGTATGCAGATATACCAGTAGAAGCTTGGACTGAAGTTTTAAGACCAACAATCTCAGATAAGCATGTTACTGGTAATGTATTATTTATAGGAACACCCAGAGGTTATGGTAACTGGTCTTATGACATATATCAAAAAGGTTTAGGTTCTGACCCAGAGTGGAAGTCATTTAAGTTTACAACACTAGATGGTGGTCAAGTAGATCAAGAAGAAATTAGACAAGCTATGAATGACTTAGATGAACGAACATTTAGACAAGAATATTTAGCTTCATTTGAAACATACTCAGGAGTTGTTTATTATAACTTTGATAGACAAGAAAATGTTAAGGAATGTAAGTATGACGATAAGGCAGTAATACATATAGGCATGGACTTTAATATTTCACCAATGTCAGCTTGTTTATTCCATGTAAAAAATAATATTGTAGAAATATTTGATGAGATAGTTATTTACAGTTCTAATACAGATGAATTTGTTGATGAGTTATTTAGCAGATACCCTAAACAAAAGATGATTGTTTACCCAGACCCAGCATCAAGACAAAGACGAACCAGTGCTGGTGGAAGAACAGATTTAACTATATTGCAAAATGCTGGATTAAATGTTAAGTGTAAATCTACTCATGCTTTAGTGAGAGATAGAATTAATTCTGTTAATAGCAAACTGAAGTCATTTGAAGGTAAAAGAAGTATTTTTATTAATCCTTCTTGCAAAACACTTATAAATTCGTTAATGAAACAAGTTTATAAGGAAAACACAACACAACCTGAAAAGGGAAATGGATTTGACCACATGACTGACGCATTAGGATACGCAATAGAATATTTATTTCCAATCACATCTAATTTACCTAAATCGCAACCTAAAAGATTTTCATAATGGCATACACAAGACAAGACATAGAATCACAACATCAGCACTACAAAGGAATGATTCCAAGATGGGAATATTTCATAAGATCATATTTAGGTGGCAAAGAATATGCTGACGGAAAATTCCTACAAGCTTACCAATTAGAATTTGAAAACGAATATTACAAACGAATTGCATTTACTCCATTAGACAATCACTGCAGAAACATCATAGACATTTATTCATCATTCCTATTTAGAGTTGAACCAACTAGAAACTTTGGTTCATTAGCTGATGATATGTCAGTAGATCAATTTTTAGAAGATGCTGATTTAGAAGGTAGATCATTTGAAGCATTGTTAAGAGAAGCACAAAGATTTGCTTCAATATATGGTCATGTATGGTTACTTATGGATAAGCCATCTACAAACGTAATGACTAGAGCAGAAGAATTAGATCAAGGAATTAGACCATATCTAAATATCTATACACCTGAGAATGTTTTAGATTGGCACTATACAAGAAATGATGCTGGTTATTATTACTTAGATTATTTAAAAATTAGAGAAGAACAAACTGCTGAAGGAGAATATTATAAACTTTGGTTTGTAGATAAAATTGACACTGTGTTTATTTCTTCAGTTAATAGAGACGAACCAAGATTAATTAGTTCAGTTCCAAATCCATTAATGAAAATACCAGCAGTTATTTTATACAATCAAAGATCACCAATGAGAGGATTAGGTATTTCTGATCTTAATGACGTAGCTGATTTACAAAAAGCAATTTACAACGAACTATCTGAGATTGAACAAATTATTAGACTTTCAAATCACCCATCATTAGTTAAAACAAAAGATACTGATGCAGGTGCTGGTGCAGGAAGTATAATAGAAATTCCTGATAACATTGATGCAAACTTAAAACCATATATCTTACAACCAAACGGAAGTAATCTTGATGGAGTATTAAGATCAATCAATCACAAAGTAGAAGCAATCAATCGTTTAACTCATGTTGGAACTATTAGAGCAACTGCTGAAAGAGTACAATCTGGTATTGCTTTGAGAACTGAATTTGAATTATTAAATGCAAGACTATCTGAGAAGTCTAAACTAATGGAACTTGCTGAAGAACAATTATGGAGATTATTTGCTGATTGGCAAGAGACAGCATTTGACGGAGAAGTAGATTACCCAGATTCATTTGATATTAGAGATTGGGCAGTAGATTTAGAATTATTACAATCAGCTAAAGCAAGTAATATTCAATCACCAACATTTGCTAAAGAGATTGATAAACAAATTGCTAAAACAGTTATTGAAGATGATACAACTTTAGAACAGATTAATACTGAGATTGATAGCAACACAACTGCTCTTGGACAATTTCCACAACAACCAATAACACTACCTAAAGTTTAATGTGGCACAAGATTTATTACAAGAATTGCAAAGCATTAGAGCAAAAGCAATAACTACATTAGAATCTCAACATCAACAATTATTAGCAGATACACTTCAAAAGTTAGAACAAGAAGTTGTTAATATTGTTTCAACATTACCAATTCAAGATGGTGCATTATTTAATACAAGACTTGCAATAGAAATTAGACCAAAATTACAACAAGCGATTGAACAATTATATCTTAAAAAAGTTCAAACATTTATAAACGATTACGATAAGATAGCAGCTACGATTGTAGCAACTTATGGAAAGCTTCCTATACCAAATGAATTTAAACAAATAACAGAAGCTGATTTAGTTACTATTCAACAGTTAAAGAAAATAGCATTTAGTCAATTTCAAAATCTTGGCACAGAATTTTCAAATACCTTAGCACAAGAAGTTTATCAAAGTTCATTAGTAGGAAAACCATTTGGAGATGTAGTTCAAACTATTAGAGATAAAATTAGTGGTATCTATCAACAAGCAGATAATAAAAAGCGAGAAGAATTAGTTACATTTATTCAGGAACAAAAAGCACAAGGCAATATGAGTTCTCCTGATGTTCAAACAGCAGTAGATGAACTTAAACAAAACTATGGTTCTACAGTTACTGGTGATAACCTTTATTCATATTCATCTCAAATAGTACAAGATGCTTTAATGGGATTTGATGGACAATTTGCAAAGTATAGAGCAGATGAATTAGGTTTAACTTCGTTTATTTACTTTGGTTCAATCATTAGAGATAGCAGAGATTTCTGCGTAGAACATGCAAATCAAATATTTACTGAAGAAGAAGCTAGACAAATATGGCAACAAGACTGGCAAGGCAAATCAGGTAGCGACCCATTCTTAGATAGAGGTGGATATAATTGTCGTCATCATTGGCAACCAGTAAATCCTGACTGGGGTACTATCAAAGAAGATGGTACATTTGATTACACAGCATAATAGAACATTTTAGCAACATCACTGTTGCATTTTTACAATTTCCTTGATAATTGACAATTATAACAATATAGAAGGAGAACAAACAATGAACGACCAAGTAAAACAAGAGTCGGTTGAGAATACAGCATCTCAAGACAATGCTGGAGTAGAAGTTTCAAAAACAACTTCAAATGAGAACAAAGTTTTTACTGCAGATCAGTTAGAACAAATAGTTCAAAGAAGATTAGAACGATACAAAAAAACTGTATCTAATAAACTTGATGGAGTTGATCTTGAAGAAGCTAAAAAGTTGCTTCAAGAAAAGAAAGATAAGGAACTTGAAATTGCTAAACAACGTGGCGAATTTGATAAAGTTCTGAAGGAAACTGTTTCAAAAAAGGATTCAAAAATCCTATCGTTGGAATCTGAATTAAAAAGGATTCGTATTGATGAAACATTAGTAAATGTAGCTTCGCAATATAAAGCTGTTAAACCAGCAGAAGTAAAGCAACTACTTAGAAATAATGTTAGATTAAGCGATAATGGTTCTGTTGAAGTTATCAACGAAGATGGAACTCCTAGATACTCAGATAAAGGCGAACCAATGTCAGTTAATGATTTGGTAAGCGAATACTTAAAAAACAATCCTCATCATGTGATGGCTACTCAAAGTGGTAGTGGTTCACAGAGCAAGATTGGTGGTGCATCGCCTAAGCAAATAAAAATAGGTGATCTTGATTTAAGTAATCCGAATGACAGAAAATTATATGCTGAAATGAGGAAACAACGGGATCAGGGTTTATTAAAAATGAAAATAACAACTAACAACTAACTAAAATAAAACAATGGCTAATGAAACAACAAGTTCTACACTATCGGAACTTTATACAAATATAACACAAGAAGCGATCTTCACATTCCAAGAAACATCTGTGATGAGACCTCTTGTAACTCTATACCCTTTAATGGGTTCGGGAAAAGTGGCAGAAGTGCCAGTTTACCCAGCGATTAGTGCGGCGG